ACCCTACAATATTCTATACCGGCATCACCACCTGTTGTATTATCAGTATATGATAAAACTTGAGAACCTTTAGTAATTTCTTTATAACCATCGTGGAATACCTTACTAATTTGATTCATCGCATTACCAACGTGTTTTAAACGGGCTTCACCCGTAACACCATCAGCCGAGTCAATTAATCTTTGAGTTTGGTCTAATATGGAAGTTTCTTTGAACTCAATATTTGTCGATTCATCTCTTGTAATGTTTCCACTAACCAATTGATAATCCTCATCTATTGTTCCCGAACCACCACCCGGTATCGCACGGAATCCGGCATTGGCTTTATATTTTGGAGATACCCAAACAAATCCACCATCAATACCTCCACCGTCACTGTAAGACCTTCCTCCTAAACCAAAATTACTAAGAGCGGATTCATTACCTTCATATAATATACCCATCTCTGATGGACCGTATACAGGTGAAGGGTCTTGTTGACCAAATGCGTTAACAGGTATTTGATTTGGGGGTGATGTAATATATGATGGTTCCGATGTTCTACTTCCAACATAATATCCCCCAACTAATGTACCATTACCCGGATTAATATTTGGCACTAATAAGTTAACTAAACCTTGAGCAATACCAAATAATAAACCATAATCTTTATCATATGATGGTTGATATCTGTTATAATTTATATTTGCAAATAAAACTGACCTCTGTCCGTTACCGGTGTTTGCCAAAAATATTTGTGAACCACTTCTATTAAGATTTAATATTGGGCCTAATAAACCACCAGTTAATTGATTTATGGTGTTTAATGCGTTTGATGTTTGTTGTGTTTGACTATTTTCGTTGTTATCGTTAAAATAATCACCAGGTATTAACGAAACAGGCCAATAAGCCCCCGCCAATCTTGTTAAGAAGTCAGCAGCCGCTACAACAGGATTTTCAGGTACAGTAATCTTCCAATTTTTATAAACTAAAGGTTGTTGACCCGATAACATCATACTAACCTCAAAAGGGTCTTGTAATGATTGTAAATTAATTTGACCTAATGTGTTTTGAAATAGCTCAGCATCAATTCTTTTTTTCAATAAAGAATTTAATTCTGACGCACCGAATCTTGCGATAAACGAATCTTGAGACAATAATCCATTACTACCAATAGGGTTTGGTGATAATAAAATATTATATGGTGAATACGACGAAGGTGCAAAACTTGGTGGCTCCCAATAAGGTTGATAAATCTTATTATTATTCTCAATATCAGTAATAATTACTAAATCATTAAAACTTCCCGGAGGTCCATATCTGTTTTGAATATAAGCGGCATCAATGAAAAACTCATTTACTAAATCTAAAACAGTATCATTAGGACTATATTCTCCTTGGTTTGATGCAACAGGTAAAGGAGGTCCATTAAAATTTATTTGAGTGTTATAACCTCCATCAGGTCCATATTCATTTAATGGATATAATAAATTTGAAAAAGAACCATCTGTAATTAATTCATTTGGAGAATCAATAACATTACTAACCCCTATAATTGTTTCGTAATTAATGTCACTCACTGGCGGAGTATATACTCCCTGAACACTGTAAGGTGCCAAGTTTTTAACCATTAGTGAGTTTCTAAAGGAAGACGTGGATGCAAATGATAATGAACTCTCTGCCATATATTCTGATTTACCTATAAATAGATTGTACTTTATTTTATGTCAATGAACTCTCGTTTATATTACGATTCATTAACTGAGTTTTGTTTGACGTTGGAGCCATTAAACCATTACTATATATTGCTTCTTTTAACGCTCCCGCCATTCCTTGTTGAACGTCCGTATTTTTAAGTGCCATAACTATTTGATTTGTATCTATATTACCATTTGTTTTTAAATTTATGTTATGATTTAATGTAATTTCAATTGGTTTATCTGATTGAGTATTAGTTGTTGATGTTGTATTACCTTGATTTGTCGAAGTATTTCTAACATTACTAATATCTTGTTTAAGATTTGATGGGTCAGCACTTGAAGTTGTTTTTTTAATTTTATCTATACCTTTTAAATCCCCTGTTGCCTCCTGTGTCATTTGATTTAATCCAACACTGGTATTACTAATATCTCTTTTAAGATTTGCAGGGTCAGCGTCTGAACTTGTTTTTTTAATTTTATTTATACCTCTGAAATCCCCTGTTGCAGCCTGAGTCATTTGATTTAAAACAGGATTATTTTTTAATAATTTGTCTAGTTCAACACTTGCATTACTTATTGATGTTCTAAATGTTCCATCAATAAAAGTACTTAGTTTTGAAAGATTTTCTTTTAATTCTGACGCGGCTTGAGTTTTAGTTATTTCACCTTCACTTAATCGTTTAAGAATATCCAAATTTCTATCTATTCCATCATCAATTGATGATGCTAAGTTTTTAGTATCTAATTGTTTTGGTGATAGTGTTTTTTGAATACCTGATGAAATTTGTCGACTAGTATCTAAAACTTTTCCAGCTGTTTTAGTTCTAGCAATACCTAACCCCGATTTGTCTGCTATTGATTTAATATCTGCCTGAATAGTTTCTAACGCAGTTAATTGACCTTTAGCCAATTCCTCCATAGTTTTTGGAGCGGTATTAGCAACTTTTTCAAGATAATCAACATCTTCTTGAGTTAAATCTTCAATTGCTTTGGTCATCATTTTACCATTTTCATCTTCAACTTGAACTTCGTATTTTCCTCCCGCACCCATTTCAGCCATATTGGCTATCATTTTCTGTTTGTCTTCGTCAATATCTAAATCAGGGAAACGGATTTTACTCATTTTATTTTCTAACTCAGCACTTGCTAAAGACATTTTGGCCAATTCACCCGCAGGTAATCCCATGGCTTGTTCAATCTCTCTCATTTGACGTTTAGCTCCCGGCATAATTTCAAATTGTCCTTTTTCATTTAATTGAACAAATGATTTACCCATTTCTGCGATTTGATTTTGTAATTCAGCAGGGTCATTTTGAGCTAAATCCATTAATTTTAATGGGTCAAGTAAACTACTTTGAGCAACACCTAATCTTTGCATTGACGCCGCCATTTCAATCGCTTTTTCAGGGTCAAACATTTTTTCAGCAAAACCTAAAGTTGTTCTCATGTCAATTCTTAACATACTCGCTTGAGCGGCCATTTTTGCTAAACCGGAGACACCACCTTCAAAATTATATTTATTAAGAGCGTCCATATTTTGTAATACTTTTTCAGAAACATCTCGAGCGTTTACACCTGATTGAGCGGCAATATCAACAACATTTTTCATTTCTTTTGCGACTTGACCGGCACCATACCCAACATCTTTAAATTTTGTAACTAATTCCCCAACACCCTTTCCTGTTACTTGTGACGTAGCATACAAATCTTTATTAACGTCCGCTGCTAATATTACATTTCGTTGTAATGCCTTTGCTGCATCCTCTTGTGTTTTATAAACGTCCTTAATGTCACCACCTAAAGCCCTAACATTACTAACCGCATCAGCCATTGTGGCTCTCAACGCTTGAGCCATTTCTTGGCCAACACCAAATTGTTTTAAAAGTAAACTAGCCCCGGTATCAAGTTCTGCAACAACTTTACCAACTGCTGCTGTACTAAAATTACTAACTAACGCGTCACCAAACGAGTCAATAATGTCTTTACCTTTTTTTCCACTAGCATCTAAATTACTTGAAGCATCTTGCATATTAAATTTGTTTTATAAATAAATACACCAAAGACACATTTTAAATTAGGTCTTTGGTGTATTATCTTCTATTATTCTGTTTATTAAAAATTTCCTAACATAAGTAGGCATCTCGTTGAAGTCACTATATGATGTTCTAATAAATTTAGCCATCAAGTAGTATTCCTCAATTAGAAGTTGTCGGTAGTTAAAAGAAAGGCCGAAAAAACTCAACCCCAAAGGTTATCTCGAAAGATACCAATTCTCCTGATGGGGCTGTTGCTGTTCTTTTAAGGTCCAATGACGGTTCATTTTCTCTTAAAAAAGTTCTTATGTATTTAGAATCCATAATAGGTAAAGTATCAATAAACATCGCAATTTTACCTCTATCACTATCACCATCAATCTCGACAATTTGTTTTTGTAATTTCCATGTTACTCTTGGAGCTTGTCTTCCAGCGGGATATTGTTCAACCATTTTATCTAATTCAATAGTGTCATAAAAAGTTGCCGGTCTTAATTTAACCGTAACACCTGTTTTAGGTAACATTGTTGTGAAAAACCCATTTTCATCTGGTTGATTTTTAGTTTTTTTAATATTTAATTCATCCAATATAATAGTATGTGAAAATGTTTTACTATTACTTGGGTCAACTAAATTAACCGTATATTCAGGTCCAAAAGAAGTATTTCTTAAATATATTAAAATTGCTTCAACATCACCATCCATTAATTCTTCAGGACGTAAATCATGTTCATACAATTTATTTCTTAATAAAGTTAAGACAACATTTTCTTTACCCGCTAGAGCCCCAATTAAATAATTTTCATCAGAGGCTGTTAAATAACCGACTTTAACCGATTTTTTTTTAGATTTATAAAAAATTCCACCACTCGGTAATAATACCACGTCATGCGGTAATGTGAAATTTTCTGTACCTGCATTAATTAAACTTTCGTCCATATAAATTTGTTTTTATTATAAAATATAATGGTATATAGTTTTTTATAAATAGTTAATAAAAAATCCACATATTTTTGATATGTGGATTCTTAATTTTAAATATAAAGTGTTTTTTTAGTAAACTAATATACATCTATCCATACGTAATACCGCTGAAATAGTTGCTAAAGCATCTGTACTATACGCCAACGAATCAAAGTTAACATCAGATAAGAAAGTTCCTTCTAATATCCATTTTTCGACAACAACTCCGGTTGGGTCTAACATCTCAAGGTCAACATTCTTTTTATAACCCGCAGCATACCCCATACGTCCGGTAACTGACTCAGCACATAAACGTACCCATTCCATAAGTGCCTGAGACGCTGAAGGTCCAATTGGGTCACGGAATTTAACATTTATCGTACCCCAAGTAAAACGACCGGCAACATATGTTTCAGTGTTTAAAAATGGAATCGCAACAGGATTAATTGTTATTTTTGGTCTTGCTGCCGATTCTACGAACCATTCATTAATTCCTAATGTTGAAGGAAAACGTAATATAAACCTATTTTGTCTTTTAGGTTCGTAAGGTATGGGCATTTTCATTAATAAATCAGCCATTTCAATTTGTTTTTAATTTTATTTATTTTATCTTTATTTAATAAATATCACTATTTAAAAAATATTTTAGTTGACTTTTAGAATTTAATTTATTATTATTCTCTTCCAGTCTAGTTTATTTAATACTAGTTTTTTTATTTACTAGTTTTTTTTATTAATTCTTATTTATTATAACTATTTAATATTCTTTTTTTATTCCACCTGCTGTTGAATAAGTTTTAATAATATTTTCAGGGTCTTGCTCAAAATGTTTTTTAACTACTTCCACATTTTTTAAGTCATCATCTGAAAATCCTATTTTAGGTACAAAATAATTATTAATTTTATTTTTTAAGAAAGCTTTTTTCTGAATTCTATTTGAAATATCTTTAACATATTTAACAAATTCTTTTAACGCTTTAATTTTTCCTTCTTCCGGATTTGTTGCCGAACCCTCCCCAAATGTCACCGGATAAAAACGACACATATCTAAATATTCTCTTATCATTTCTGATTTAGAAATTTCTTCTTTGTCCGCTAAATCTCTATATTTCTCTAAATTCTTAATTAATTCATCAGAGTTTATACCATTCGTATTTGAGACAATATAATTATAAACACCTTCTTTAAGTACATTAGGATTGTGTCCTCTTGCTGTCACAATAGAAAAAATAGACCCATTATTGATTGACTCAACAAAATCCGCCCAAGCCGGTCCTGGTTTGGCTAACATTGCATCAACAATAAATTGTTTGTTACCTTTAACACCAAAATATCTAAAAGGTTCATCCGCAAAACCAACAATAGTACGGTCATGATACTCAAATGGTTCTTTACCAATCTCAGTTCTATAATCCGCAAAATCTTCAGTAGACATACCTACTTCACGACCTTGGTCATCTTTTAAAATAATTTTTGTTGGCATAGTAACAATGTTATCATCCCAATCAAATGCGTAGTATTTTTCATCAGGAGCACCTGCATCATCAATACCTTCTTTTAAAATTTTTTTATTAAACATAATTGTTATTTGGCTTAATTATGACCCACTATTACAATGGGTCATAATTTTATTTATTATATATTCTCGAAAGATGCTCCTGTTGGAGTAATATAGAACGTGATGTCTATAAATTCTAACGATTTGGTTGGTTTGATGTAAATCTTACCTGTCATTTGATTTCTGTCTAAATCAGCTGCGTCAGACGAAACTGTTACACGGAAATCGTAAAGACCTCTATCTCTTCTAATCGAATCTAATATTGGGTTAACTGAATCTAAGAAATCTTGTCTTACTTTAGCATCGTTTTGTTCAAATAATAATCTAACAGAAACTGCAGATATTAATTTACGTGCTTGAAGTAATAATCTTCTTACGTTAATTCTGTCAAGAGCCGATTGTCTAATTTGAAGAGTTTTGTTACCCCAAATTACTGTTCCAACATCAGAGAACGTTGCGATTGGATTTAAACGACCTTGATATAGAGTATCTCTATTCTCTTGAGTTAATTTAACTCTCGCTTTAACCGCATTTACAATACCTCTCGTGTAACCCGCAGCTGCGAACCAAGGATAAGCGATGTTGTCTGTTAACGCTAAGTTTCTCGTTACCTCAGCGGTTGCTGGTAAGTAAATTTGTGTATTGTTAACAGTGTCTCTCATTAATACCCAAGGGTAGTAAGTTGCCGTGTAGTTAGAGTCAATACCTGAATTTGCTAAATTATCTACAGCCTCTTGTGGGTAAATGAAGTCAAATTGATTACCTGTTGAAGGAACATACATATTGTAGTCAGGTGTTGTACAAACGTACAATGAATCCGCTCTACTAAATTCAATCATATCGATTGCATTTTCAACTAAATTAGAGTTATTTACATAGTCAATACCCGGTGTAACAAACACGTTAATGTTTACCGCTTCAGGATTTGCAAATGTTTCTTGACCCAATAAATAAGCGTAATAATCGGTGTTAGCAAAATCTTGAGTATTACCCGCCACACTAATTTGTTTAAACGCCCCCCAACCTGTCGCGGAAGGGTATCTTGGTGTTGGACAAGCCCCTTTTAAATAACCCGCTCTACCTAATACAAATCTATCAGTGTTTGTTCTAAATTCTCTGTAGATATCCCATCCATCGAAACCTCCTTTAACAAGTAAAGTAAATTTACGTGCAAAAATTCTATAGTAAGGATTTTCAGGGTTATCAGGGTCTGATGTAAATGGTGCGTCACCACAGAAGAATGCCGGAGTACCACTAGTAACAAACACATTAGGAACTGTGATTCCACTTGCGTTTTTATCCATGTGGAAACCTCTTGTTCTAAAGTTCCAAGGATTACCTTCAGTATCGTTACATATATCTAAAGGAAGTTGATTACCTTTATATTGGAAGAAGTCAACATCAATACCTGCAGTATCCGAGATACCTAAATAAGTTCTTCTTACATTATCACCCGAACTTGTAATTGAGTCGTCAGCACCTGACGCTAAACCAAATGGTGGATTATAAACTACCTCACCAGGATAATAGTATTTAGATTTTATTAATGGGAATGGTGGTCTTACACCAGCATATTCTCTATAATCATATCCCAAGAATCCACAAGGAAGTGCGTCTACAGGAGCATCCTCATTCATTTCAACCATTACATAACTTGATAATAATGGATATTCACCATCTAAACTACCAATTTTTTTACCAATAAATGAATTTTCTTGAGGATTCATTGTACAATTAGTATATTTTTCAAGAACAATCGGTGCTGAGTCAGTATCGAAGAAATCTCTAATTAATACATCAAAAGTACCATTGTTAAATGACATATTCGCTAATGATATTTTAATATCAACGTTAGCTGAATCACCATCTGCAATAGTAGTAAATTTAAATAAGTTATAAACTTTATTACCTCTTAATTCAGAAACAACCCAAGGTGATACCGGAGATTGATATTTTTCTAAATAAAATGCTATCGATGTTGGGTCAATTGATTGACGTGCATCAGGTAAAGCGGTTAATTCACAATTTAAACCTCTAATATAACCCATTCTCCAAGCATTTGTTAATAAAGCTTGGAATCTTTCTTCAACAAATAACGGAACTACTGTTCTTGGTTTAGAGAAGTTAGACGCCCCAAATACTTTACTTAAATATTTAGGGTCAGAGTTTGAAAAGGATGTTTCAAAGAAATATTGGTCACCATCTTTACTTGTGATGTTAACACCAAAAGTTGAAAATGGATTTTTAGTTACTCCTGAATATGTCCCAGTACAATCTAAACTAACATCAGTTAATCCTGATACTTCATAAACCGGACCATCATCTAAACCATATGTTGAAAGACCTCTTGAACGTAACGTAGCGATTACTAAATCATCGTAATCAGTATATGCTGTTCCTGAGTAGACATAAATAACACCTATCAATGTACCTGTATAACAATGTACCGGTTTTGCGGTTGTTGTTGAAGTAGTTGATGTTGATGTTGTAGTCGTACATGGGTCAGTAGTAGTAGTTGTTGTTGACGTAGATGTAGTAGTTGTAATAATTGGTGTTAATGTTAATCCTGTCACAACAGACCAAAATGAAAATCCTGTGTAAGCAGCATTACCAACATTATCAAATAATGAGTAATACCAAGGGTCATTTTGTGGTGCAGAATAATTACATAAGTTAGCACTTACATTATCAACTTCATAAACGTTTGTTTCACCAGTATATACAGAACTTAATCCAGAATAAACACTTGTTGGAATTGCTCCATAGTAATAAATTGAAGTGTCTTCTTTTGCCGGTGTTGAAACTACGTCAAAAATTTGTTTAGAGAAATCAGTATACAATGTACTCATACTACCATCAAATTGTTCGTAAGGTTCGTACAATATTGAAGATATTTCAGGTGCTAAATTAGAAGTGTTTGTAAATACAACACTATCAATACTGTTAGTACACGCTGAAAATTCAATAGAATAATTAATTGTTTTAAAGTCAACACATTCAGTTATACACTGAACCGTTGTAGCACTTTCACAAAAGAAATCAACCGTTGTTGGATTAACATTTGCTTTTGTTGTTATAGACCAAGATGGTCCTGCATCATAACCAGATAATCCTAAAACTCTCGTTACGAATAATTGGTTAGATTGTTGTAAGTATGATTTAGCAATGTAAGCCGCTTCGTACTTTGGAATTTGTGTATTTATAAATTTTTCTGGAGAAGTTCCACCGAAGAAATTTGTGAATTCATCAAAATTTCGTATAAAGATAGGTTCGAAAGCGGGACCTCTTAAGGTCTCACCCACAATACCCAACGTGGTAACTCCCACACTTTGTGCTACGAAACTTAAATCAACTTCAGAAGTATATACTCCGGGAGATACGAATACTTTTTGATTTGATGCCATTAGTTTGTCTTTTTTATTTGTAAATTTATTTTTATTGATAAATATTATAAAAAAAACCAAAATACTTTACTTCATAAGAAGTATTTATAAATTAGGTAGAATAAATTCTGCCTTTATTCTACCATGGCAGATAACGAAAAAAAGATAAAGAACCTAAAGATATCTATTGAGGTTCACAACATCCTAAAGACCTATTGTGAAAAGAGGGGTATAAAAATGTATCGTTTTTTAGAAAGAATGATTGTAGACCAATGTAAGGAAAAGAAGGATATCTATGGTGAAAACTAAAGTATTTCATTATTTAACTGAATAATACCTTCTTTTGAGTCATCATTTTTAACCACAATAATTTTTAAAACATCATTGGTGTTTATTTGAATTTGAAGTAAATCAGACCCATAATATTGATTATTTAGATACACATCATACGAGTCAATGTTGGTTGTATCACCTAAATTTAAATCAACGGTATAATCAAAAATTTGTGATAAAATATTATTTCCGGTAACAAATAAAAAATTAGTTACTGTCGATTCATCGGCAATATTTTTTCTTCGACCACGAGTGAACGATTCTTTTTCAAATTCAATAACAGTTAAAACTCTTGAAACTGCCGGAGCAACTTCAAATTCATTTTCATCAATTAAGAATCCTAACATTGTAAAATCATAACTTTGAATATAATATTTTCTTTTATCAATATTCATAACTGACTCATCAGTAATGTTATTCATTATGATTGGAATATAATGACCTTTGATTGTTGTATAAGCTTGACGAGAGGCAAACATTTCAAGAATGTTTTTATTTAAAGCATTTAATTCTCTCATTCTATTACAAATTATTTTAACACTATATGTAATATCAACAGGAACAGGTTGAGGTATTTTATATATATCCATACCATTTCTATTTCCATCCCAAGTTGGAACTTGAGCATAAAAATATTGTTTTCTATTTGGTATATTATAAATTGTGGCAGGATTTGTTCCGAATTTAACTTCCGGGTTTCTTACAACCGTAATAAACGGAGGGGAAACGTTTGAATCCAAATCTTGAAAATTCCAAGTTTCAGTAAATTGAGACCAGTTTTGAGATGTAATAATAATATCAACCATTGGGATTACTTGACCATCCACAATTGTTTGTAAATCATTTTGAACAAAATTTAACATACCCCCATCCAAATCGGCGTGTAAAATTGATTTTGGTAAATAAGTTCCGTCTTTATTAATTTTTTCCAATAGTTGTTCTCTTCTTGGGTAAAGAGTTTTTGGAAAGGTTAACGGAATTGTTTTCTTTATTTTATTTGGTAATGGCATGTTATTGTTTTGTTATAAATATTTTGTCTCTTAAATTTATCATTTCAACTTCACCGGCACGATATATTGGTTCTTCGGTGTCTTTTACAACATAAGAGTTATATTTGTAAGGGTTATAAGTCACTATATTACTATTTGGTTCACTTGGTAAATTCTCACAAGGAAATTTACAATAATCTATTAAAGTTCCAATTACAAATGAATGAACATTCTTTCTTTTATCTTTTAATACTTTTTCTCTTCCCCCTTGTCTAACTCTAAATTCAACATCTGTTAGTTTAACAAAATCGGCATGAGCAATTACTCTACCATTACGACTAATTGAAAAGGTGTGTTTATGTAGATTGTAATAAACCATAACTTTATCACCTATATGATTTTTTTCGTTATCATCGGTAATGGTTTCTAATATTCTTCTATACTGTCTTTCGTTAATTATAATTTTCATAATCGTAATATGTGGATACTGATTTAACAGGTAAATCAAAATTATCTTCAAACCATTTTTTCATAGGTTCTTCCCAATGTCCTTCAAACATTTCATCTAAATGTTCCGCGTGCTTACCAATAACTTCTAAAATTGGGGATTTGTCTCTAAATGGTTTATGTGATGAGTCGTTTTTATCATAGTAATCAACATCAAAATAATAAAAAATAATATCAGTATCATAATTACCTTGATAATCACCTTCAAAGAACATTAAAAAGTTTTCGTTTTCTCTATCAATATCAGGATACCCATCTTCATCTTCATCCACACCGTAAACCCAATTCATTTTACTTGAATTAAATGTTTTATCAATATAATTGTATATTGAATTGAATAGTTTATTTTCTGTTATTTTTACTTTCATTATAATCCTCTAAATTCGTTTTCCGTTACCGGAGTCGCTACATATGATTTATAAAATGGTTTATAACCGGCATATGTATGTTTATTATCTGAATTAATTCTTCCGTCATCGCTAACCACATAATATCTAACTTTTGTTTCTGTTTCATAATAACCAATATAATCCCCATAATTAATTTGAATTCCTAAATCGTTAAGTTGTGCTGCGTAAATTGCAAATTTCATATTACCAGGTTCTGATTGTACAATTTTAGAATTACCCAAAAATTTATTTTCAGGTGGAAGTATCTGAACATAAGCTTTAAACTCTATTGGTGGTAAATATTTTATACCATCAGTCATTACCTCACCATAAACATCATCTGTTTTGGTTTTCAATCTATCTACCTTATACAGGACTAACGTAAAGTTCATATCACCATATAACCATTCCTCCCCCATAGAGATGTCTAAATTGTAATCCTCCGCTCCGAAGAATTTACCTATTCTTGTAATTGGCACTAAATTTCTACTCATATTGATAAATATTAAATAATTTATTATATTTCTATTAAAAGATTAAAATTGGAAAACAATACTTCAGAAAATTCTAATTTAACAATAGAACAGAAAGCAATATCTCTCCTTGATACTTACGAGGGGGCGAATAACTATATCCTTAAATTAAAACTACAAAAGGACACCAATAAAAGATTTTACCCTACTCGGGCACAATCTGACTATATAATTAATTATTACGGAGTAACACCAAAGGTAGCCAAAAGATGGGTTGATTTAGACCCTTACTTTGCTAAAAAGATTGCCGATGAAAAATTACTAACCACGATTCCGGAACAAATATGGGTTGAAAAGCTATTAGTTGAGAAAGACAAATCCTATCATGTTTGGGGAAAAATTACGGAAGGTGAAACTATCCACGATTTTTGGCTACCAAAAGGTGCTTTAATTAAAACCCACGTTATTAAAGATGTGAAAATTGATTATAGTAAATATAGTCATAGACCACCTCTTGAACATCAACCTATTGCAATAGAAAAATTGGTTGGGTCAAAACGATTTATATTGGCGGATGATATGGGTCTTGGTAAAACAACCATTACCGTTATCGCTGCTTTAGAGAGTGGTGCTAAAAAAATATTAATTGTTTGTCCGGCATCTCTGAAGATTAATTGGCAACGAGAGATTGCAAATTACACAGATAGAAGTGTTTATATTGCTGAAGGTAAAAACTTTTCAACTGAACACGACTTTGTAATAGTTAATTACGATATCCTTAAAAACTTCTACGATTTAAAAGACAAAGAAAATTCATTAATAACTCAAGGAAACTTTGACCTTATTATTTTAGATGAGGCACATTATGTAAGTAATGGTCAAGCTGCAAGAACCAAATTGGTTAATAGTTTCTGTAAAAAAGTTGACAAACTTTGGTTATTAACCGGAACACCTATGACTAATAGACCAATGAACTACTTTAATCTATTGGCGTTAATTGAAAGTCCTGTTGCTCAGAATTGGATGGCTTATGCTATTAGATATTGTCAAGGGTATCAATTCACAGCAGGAAGTCGTAAAATATGGAACGTTACCGGAGCATCAAATTTGGAAGAATTAAGAGACCGAACTTCAAGACAAGTTTTACGAAGATTAAAAACAGATGTGTTAGATTTACCTGAAAAAATCATTACCCCAATTTATTTGAGATTAAAATCTAAAATGTATGAAGGGTTAATGGGTGAGTATTACGATTGGTATGATAAGAATCCGGATGAAAGTACATCATTAACGGTTCAGTTCAGTAAACTAATGAAAGTTCGTCAAGTAATTGCTGAAGAAAAAATTAAAGACACCATTGAACTTGCTGAAAATATTATAGAACAAGGTAAGAAAGTTATTATTTTTACTAACTTTACCGATACCCTAAATAAAATCTCAGAACACTTTGGTAAATCCGCAGTTAAATTAGATGGTTCAACAGCAAAACCTCAACGACAATACGCTGTTGACCAATTCCAAGAGAATGAAAAAATTAAAGTGTTTATTGGAAACGTAAAAGCGGCCGGTGTTGGAATCACATTGACCGCCGCTGAAGCAGTTATTATGAATGACCTATCATTTGTTCCGGGAGATTTATCTCAAGCCGAAGATAGAGCGTATAGATATGGTCAAAAAAATTCGGTATCAGTTTATTATCCAATCTTTGATAATACCATAGAAGGAATCATTTATGATATGGTTAATATGAAGAAACAAAACATCGGAACGGTTATGGGGGACAACATTGGTGAGAGTGGTGACTTCATTGAAGAACTTATGAATAAAATCAACACCCGAAGATAATCTATTAGTTGAGATATTTATAAGAAATAAATAACAAGCCGAATGAAACATATTGAAAATAAAATCAAACTCATTACGGAAGAGATTCAAAATGTTGAAAAACAAGAAAATGAAACACTCTTTCTTAATGAGATGAAAAAGATAGGAATCGACAAATTACCATATTCCTATTCAGCACTAAAGCAATTTATTGATGCTGAAACAATGAACTACCATTATAACAAACATTATAAAGGTTATGTAGATAAACTAAACACCGCTCTTAAAAACAAAGATTATGGTGATTTAGAACTTGAAGAAATCGTTAAATCTATCAGTAGATTTAATAAAACAATCAAAGATAATGCCGGAGGAGCGTTTAACCACGCATTGTTTTGGAAAATGTTATCACCTAAAACTCAAACCCCAAATGGTGAAGTAATTAAACAAATCAAAAAAGATTTTAATACCTTTGCCAATTTTAAAAAAGAATTTGAAACCGTTGCAAAAGAAAGATTCGGTTCTGGATGGGTTTGGTTGGTCCTAACAAAAAGAAATACCTTAAAAATTGTATCTACAGCAAATCAAGAAAATCCATTAAT